ACTGTAGACGAGATCTGCCTCAGACGTCGCGGAATAATTATCGTCCCCCAACTTGAGGTCGAAATTCCCACCGATATACATCGCGAGATTCTGGAGCCATCGGAACTGCATCTCTGCCGTCACGTCGCCGCGCCCAAACAGCCGTTGTGCCGCTGCCCGGAAGTCTGGGGGCATATCCGACGCGTCGACGAACTCTCCCTGGAGTGTGACCTCGTGCCGGTAGATTCTCTTATCTTTGCCGATCGAGCCCTTTCCGTCTTTTCTGTCACCAATAAACGCCTTGTTTTTCAGGACGACGTTGATCTCATCGAGCGGGGCGAAGTAGAGGACTACCCGCCCCCCAGCGCCAAGGCGGCAATAGTCCCAGGCGTTCACCGTCCCCGCCCCCTGAGCGCATCCCGGATCTGTTCCTGTACCACCGTAGCGAGTCGGCGCTCATCGAAGTCCTGCGCCTGCGCCCCCGAAACGTTCACCACGACCTCCACCGGCACGTGGTAGGTCGTCCCGCCCCCCGGGGCCGCAACGGTGATCTGAGGAGCGGGGATCGCCGCTACGGGCGCTGGCGCACCCCGCACCCCTGCGGCGAAGTGGCCGATGAAGTCACTCCCCCACCGTTCTGCCATCAGATCGTTCCGGACGATATCGAACGAGAGAGCACTTTCGATCGCGGACCTGATCCTGGCAAGGGTCGACAGGAGCACCGGGTATTTCGAGTTCACCCCAAGTATGAATCTCCCCATGAGGTCAGACCCCCACAGTGGCGCTTTTGAGACCAAACTATCATATGTCGCGGCGACCGTTGCGGTAGTTGTCTGTGTCGTTGTTACGACCGACATGGACGAGGTCGAGGCGTTTGTGGCCATCTGTGCCAGACTCTCCGATACTCGGCCAGTGCTGTCGTTCGCGGACGCCTCGAGTACCCCCANNTCTCGATCGGGGGCATGCCCGCGAACATCTCCTGTAGTCGGTCGGCCTGGGTCTCCCCCGCCGATCCCCCGCCGCCGAGGAACTTATCGAGCCAGTCAGTGACAGGGTGCGTGAATTTCGACGGATCTGTCTCCCAGGCGGGCGTGACGACGCCGACCTCGAGCCCCCCGAGGAACCCATGCGTCTCCCACTCCGCCCACCGGGACTGGAGTTCGGCGCCGGCGGCGTCTAGAGCGGTCTGGAGCGAATCGATCTTAGGCTGGAGCAGGTTCCCGAGGAACGGGACCTCCTGCAGTGGTTTTACGAGGTTCAGCGCGAACTGTGCCCCCCAATGGGCCGCCCCAAGAGCAGTCAGTTCCAGCCACCCGAGAACGTTGTCGCAGAGGTTCCGGAACCTGACCCCTGTATTGTACGCAAACTGCCCTACTCGAGCCCCGGCCTCCTCGATCGCTTTGAGAACCCCGGTCTTCCATAGGAGCCAGACGACGACCCCGCCGAGCACAATCCCACTGAGGACCCCCACTACGATCCCGAGCGTCGTCAGCCCTCCGGCTGCTGTTGTGAGGCCGAGCCCACCGGAGAGCAGGCCGGCAAGCCCATCCACCCCCAGCGCGGTAGTCAGAGGGCCGAGGAGCCAGAGCAGGCCGGCAGCTGCCCCGGCGATCGCCAGGAACCCGAGAGCCACGAGCAGGCCGTACGAGAGTACGTCCTTCAGAGGTTCTGGCAGCTTATCCCACGCCTCCACAAGATCTCCAGCGATACCTTCTAGCCATTCAAATGCTGGAGCCCATCGTTCTCCGATATCCATCGCGAGCATCGAGAACTCGAGATATACCCCCGACAACGCCGCCTGGAGGCTCGGTGAGGCTGCGATGATCCCGGCCATCGCACCAGCGGTTGCCACTCCGATCGCCGTCAGGGCGGTCTTGTGCCGCTCCATCCAGCGTTTGGTTTTTTTCTCGTTCTTCTCCGCGTTCTTTGCGGTTTTCGAAATCGCCTTATCAACCCGGTCCTCGTCCCTAACCAGGCGGTCCGCCCCCAGGGAGAGGTACCTGATTACTATCTCGCTGACAGTTACCATCGCCGCTGCCCGCGCTTCGCCTTGTCGCTTTCTTCCTTCATCCTCTTCGCCTTACCCTCCAGGATTGCAATGTGGGCCTGGTACTCCCGGGCGGGTAGGATGGTGCGGGCGTCGAATGGGCACCCATACTCCGCCCAGAACGCCGCATCCTGCATCACCCGCGCCTCCCACGGCTCTTCGGGGACGACGGCGTCCCCATGCCCCCAGTCAGCGAAACCCGATCCGGGTTTCCTCGTCGAGTTCCGCGAACCCCTGCACCGCGTCTGCGAGGGCGTCCCGGATGTGTGACGGGAGCAGAGATATATTCTCCTCAGTCGGGGCGAACCCCGCCGGTCCGTCAACCACACCAGTACGGATATATTCGATCTTCAGCGCCCCCAGTTCCTCCGCGGATACGGTGTCCCCACGCCGGCGCTTTCGCATTCTGACCGCCTTCGCCTCGACCTGGTCCCGTTCGAGCTGCGAGAGAGCCCGGACCCGAAACCGGATCTCCCCGTCACCGGCTGCGAAGACCAGGACTTTCGTCTCGCTCTGCTGCCGCTCAAAGACAGCGACCGCATCCTGCCAGGATATATCAGACATCGTTACGCCCCCGTCGGCACCCGGATCTCGATGCTAGTGTTTCGTGGCCCGACCACCAGCGTCGATTCGAGGGATCCTTTCTCCGCGAGTGGGATTGGGGCATCCATAATCGTGCAGTCATCGAGCGTGATGATCACCGCGTCGGTCGCATTGGTGACCGATGACCCTGCCCGGATGAACGGGATCACAATATCGACAGGATCCCCATTAGCCCACGCTGCGGCGAACTGAGAGACGTCGGTCGGCAGGAACCCGATCTGCATGTCGTATTTTCCCTCCGCCTCGTCCTCGGAGATGACGTAGGCCCCCCGGGTGCCGTCTCCACCCATTGCGGACAGACCATTCGACCATTTCACGTCGATCGAGGTGATCGAGGCCAGCGAGTTCCCGCCGACAGTCGCCCTCCCACCCAGCATCCAGAACCGATATGGCTGGAGTGCCGGAGTGGTGACTGTAGGAAACGACGTTGCGGCAGTGTCGACCTCACGGGATGCCGCCACAAAGTCCATCGTCGCGATCAGAGCCTCTCCACGCTTAGCGGACAGAGAAAGATCAGCTTTGCATCCGATGAACGATTCTTTAAACGTTGCGTCCGCCTGCCAATGCTCCACCGTGACAGTCGGGAGCGTATCTAACTCTGTGAACTTCTTCCCGGTATAGCCAGTCCCGGTGACGGCCTCACTCTTGCCGAGCGCACACTGGAACGGCACGTCGGCATTGAGGACCTCGAATGGGATCGAGAATGCAAGATCATACTCGTCCTTGCTGTAGAGGAACGGTCCCCGCCGATGCCCCGCGGTGCTCTTAGGGGTCCGCGGATTTGCGACCGGCCAATCAATCGCACTCGTGATCAGCCCGAAGGGGGTCTCTGCTTTTGTTGCTTTCGTGTAGGGGTCAGTTTCTGCGCCCCATGCTGTCATGCCTTTACTTGCCTCTAACTTTCTAACCATGTTATACCTCTCCTGGGGTAGTGTATACGGTTCCCTTGATGATGATTTTCCAGCGCCGAATCTCTTCGTTCTGGTCCCATGTCATCGGAATTCCAGGGGATATCTGCGGGTCGGTGAACCCGGCCGCGTTAAGTACATCGACGCTCCCCTCGACCCATGCCCGAGCCTCGTCGCGGATGCGAAACATTTGCGTGGACGATTTAGCGTGGATCTCGATGCCAACGGTGTATGTGTGCTGCCAGAGGTCAGCCCGACTGTCCGGTCGGTCACCGACGTCAGAACCCTCGCTCACGATGATGTGTGGATAGAGTAACCCCTGATCGGGCAGTTCTGACATCACCATTGGCGCTGCACCCTTTCTCCTGGCAGACACTGGATCAAAGATGTCGCCCGCCGCCACTGCGGCCCGCAGACCGTCCCGGAACAGGTCTCGGATGATCGCGGTGCTCAGGCTACGAGAAGAGATTTCGGTTGTCGTCATGGAAACCCTCATTTGAGTTCATTTTGGTTCTCCGCGCATTTGCGGCACAGTTTGCGATACTATTCCAGTTCGCGGAACCTCGCCTGGATATTGCGTTCCAGGGTTGGTGCGATCAAGTCGACAGCGAGTTGTGCTGGAGCGAAAGCCTTGAGTCCATGCACCCCAATGTGGCGCCGGATGTTCAGGATCATGTCGTCCCAGGTCTCCCCCTCCCGCGGCGCTAGTCGGGCCTCTCGTGCCCACCGGTCGATCGGATCATGAGGGGGCATCGTCTGCCCCGGGGATCTGCCGAACTCCGCGATCACATGTTGGATCGTTTCCCCCTTGACGACATACTCGTCTGCCCCGGGGAGTTCCGGCCACACCGTAGTCCTGGCAATCGCCTCTCCAGTCCCAACATAAGGGCGACCGTGGTTGCCAGCAGCCCCTTTCCCTGCCTCCAGGTTCTCCTGGTACTGCTGTCTAGTCCGCTCCGCCGCTTTCCAGAGCTCCTCATTCACGATCTGTTGGTGATCGGGGAGCCCTTTATATGAGACCTGGATCTCGTAGGTGCTCTGTCGGCTCATCCGATAATCTCCTGTAAGTAGATCGAGTTTTTTGTCACACCAGTGAACGGGTGCCGATCGTGCCGCGAATCAACAACCCGATAGACGTGATACTCGTCGCGGTCCAGGGTGCCGAGGACGACATCGCCCGGGGCGAACGCCACCGGGTATGCGGTCGGAATGGTGACCTGCACCGCACCCGCGGGCGCGGGCGCACGGGGGGTGATCGTGACCGTCCAGACGTCCTGGCTCCCCTCAGCGCTGAGCGCGGCCGCGTCGGGGATGGTGACCACAAGATCGCCCTGTCCCAGGCGGTCCGATCTGACGCGGACAGTCTCGCTGAGTGTCGCTTTTCGGGACGCCTCGACGCCCCTACCGGCGAGCGTCCTGACCTCTTTCTCCCCAAGCGGCGAGACGACTGCCCGCAACGCACGGATGTCGTAGGTAGACGCCACCGGGTCAAACGAGTCGTAGTCGTCGAACGCCGGCCCGATGCACCGGATCAGGAGCGCGGGATCCCCTACCCTCGCCGCCAGGGCCTCAATAGGTCCGGGGGTCGCGGTCGGGTCCGGAATGCGGGCCGGGTTGACGTTGTAGAACTCCGCGAGCGGTAGTTCGGGGACCAGTTGTAGGGAGGCAGGCGGTACGGTCACAATCGCCACCCGCCGGAGATCAGCGCCACAGCGAACGATACCGCGACCGAGATCGCCGTGACGATCGCACCGTCCCGACCAAGCCATCTGTGCTGTTGTGCCTCCAGCGGTCGGAGCCGCGCCTCGTGATCGTCAAGGCGTGAGATAACGTAATCTACCTTCTCATCAATCCTCACGAGGAGGTCGTGGTCGGATACCATCAGACCCCCCCCGCCGCGCGGTAGCGGTCGAGAACCTGCAACTGTTCCGGGGCGAGCACCATGAGCCTGGAAAGTTCGCTGTATGCGACACTATAACCATCCATACTCATACTCGACGCCCCCTTTGCTGCACGGTTACGGGCAGCGTGAGTGAGTGCCCCTGTGACGAGGTCTTCGACGACCCCGACTATTGCTGGTGGTGGTGTGACATAACCGTAAGAGTAGACGACGACGACGTTCCTGCGACCTCTGCGCCAGGGCAAGCCATCGATTCGCTCCAGGATCCCCTGGCCCTCGTGGGCCATATACTCGTCGCCGTCCACGAGCGATACTCCGTCGACCTCGACCGACGTCACTGAGATGACCGGTCGACCGCGGAGCATCAAACGGTCCCTCCCAGTGCCGTCGCAGCGTTCCTCCACAGCCACATGGTGCGCAAAATCCCGCCCACAATATAGGTCAACGGAGTCAGATGCCTGCTCGATGAGATCCTTGACCAGCGACGCGAGAGATGCCTCGTCTGCGAGCCCCAGGTCGGTATACGTGATGCCGGACCTGGTCAGTGTCCGGGTAACGTCTCCGTAGACCGACGACATGGATCAGTCCCCTCGGTGCTTCGCGGACCACGCAACGTCGAGCGTGCTGCCCGCTACAGGGGTTGCTGCGGCGATACCTCTGATGCGGGCGTACGCCCACGCACCGGAGATCCGGGTGTAAGCCGTTTCACCAGCTGCAAGTGTCACAGACGCCGCGGCAGGGGTCGCGAACCCGGTGACGGAGACCCCGCCAACGTCGGCTGCACCTACAAATCCATCTCCGGACTCGTTGGGCGTGCTAAACGCCGAATCGTCATCGAGAGCAGTCTGTACCGTGACCGTGACGGCCTTATCAGTGCCGTTCGTGACCCGACAGATCGCCTCGCCTATCGTGCGGAGGTCAGCGATCGATGAGTAGATAGGATTAGTGTCTGGCACGGCGACGCTCTCCGGCGTCGGAAGTACACCTCTTGTCATCAGTATCACCACCTCTTCGTCGGTCTGACGGTCTCCCGTTCGCCATCTTCATCTGATGCGCCACCCCTCACACCTGTGGACCGGCGACGTACGCGCACAGAGTAATAGTGTTGTCCTTGCTGGATCCGGCGACCTGATCAACCTCGACAGTCACGACGATCTCCGTTTTAGTCTGCGTCTTGACGTACCATGCAACGATCTTGGTGGTCGCGGACCCCGAGCCGGGCGTCAAGAGCGGCGTGCCCGTGATTGCCGGGATCTGGTCGTACTCGTTGATCAGGTCGAACGTCAAGTCGACAGTGGTCGCGGCGGGCCCGGTTAGGGCGGAAACCTGCCAGTATTCTGCTGCCAATGCGGCCCCGGGCACGAGATTGCCGGGGAAAATGGGTATGGATTTTATAGTTGTCTGCACCACGCGAGATCACCTCATATGTTGTAGTTGTACAAGTATTTGCCCCAGCATCCGCCAGAACGATCGGCAAAGCAATAGTAGTCCCCCAGCACCCACTCGTCGGACAGGCCGCGACGGCCGAGTGGGAGAATGAACGCCGGTGCCAACGAGGGGTTGACGTGGGCCCGCTTATTGAGAATGAATACATCTCCAGCATGCCCGGGCGTGAAACCCCCTCCCCAATCTGCCTGCGTATCGATGTTATGCGTCGCGATGACTGGGATCCCAGCGATCGAGATCCTCTCCGCCCCGTAATTGACCGTGCCCTGACCTACCTCAACGCGACCGTGGACGTTGATCTCGTTGTCAAGCTCGTCCTCGACCTCCGGAGAGGTCGCGATGATTAAGTCGCTCGGAGTGACGCCATATGACTTGATCAAGGTCTTGATCTCAGCCTTGATATCCTTCAGGAGAGCGTCGGTTGCAGAGAGTGAGACGCTGTTCTTGTTTGTAGCCATACTGGCGGCAGCGAGGGATGTCGCGAACCCCTTCGCTGCATCGGAGTCCCCCAGACCCCTATCTCCGGTGTTCTGCGACGGGTCCCCATAGAACATGACGCGTTCCTTGAGTTGCATCGCCTCCGAGAACCTCATGCCAAGCGCAGTTTCCCGTAGATTGAGAAAATGCTCACTTGCCCGCTGTCCAAAATCCGAGACACTCACGACGTCTGCCTGGATCACCATCGGCTCAGATACCGGCGACAGAGTACCCCCAGACGGAGCGAGGGTGGTCATATTCATTGATTCGGATTCGGATAGGAATCCGATCGGATGGTCTCGAGAGGAGATGTTCGCGCCCTTGTAATATGCCCCCTGCCAGCCGAACGTCGCGATCTGGGCTAGTACTGGGGCGTCTGTGTGGAGGATGTCGATGATGTCCGGATCGTATACCAGGGGGACTGCAGACGCGACAGTGGTACTCGTCACGGCGGCCTTAGTGGTTGGGGCGGTTTTTCCTCTCTTATCGTCAGGGTGGAAGTACTCATAGAGTCTCTTTGCCACGAACCCCTTTGCTGCCTCTCTATTCTCAGGGCGTGAGAATTTCGCCTGCACGCTCTCAGTCATGCCCCCCTCGCCAATAATGGCGAAGCCATGGTTCTTCCAGAAATGTGTGTACACTTCAGTTGGATTTGTAAATCCGAGAATTTCTGCGATAGTAGTCATTGCTCTCCCTCACGGAATCATGAAATCAGCTTTCGCCGGTTCGGCGTTCTTCTGCGGGTCGATCTCACGGGCGACGACGATCCCCCGGGGCCCCTTGCTCCGGGCGGCGGCGGTCTTCGTCAGCACGGCCTTGATCTCATCGAGCATGTCGAGACATTTGAGTGCCTCGGCGATCGGAGCGAGCTGCTTCTGCATCTCGTCGGCGACGAGTTCCCGGAGTCTCGCCTCGTCAAGGACCTCATAGGATTTATCCTCCTCGTCCTCGTCTTCGGTCGGCTTCCCAGCAGGCGGCGTCTCTTCTTCCTGCTCCTCTTCTTCCCTTTTCTCTTCCTCGTTTGGCTCTTCTTCGTCTGCCTTTGTTTTCCTCTTCATCTCTTCCTCCAGCCCCGCCTTTATGCGGAGCGTTTTGACGACCGCGGCGACCGCAGCCGAGTTCACGGCATCCGGGTTGGACGGGATGCCGACGGCACTGACCTCCCAGAGGCTGACCTCGTCGAATATCTGCCCTCCACCAGGCCGGTCGCGGCCCTTGATAGGGCCAAAACCAACAGAGTGCCCGATCGGCATCCCCATCTCGAGTTTTCGCGCCAGCTCCTCACCGCGCCAATTCCCGGGCTCGATGAACGCTGTCCCATACAGAACGTTGTCCACGATTTCGCCGTCGAGCCACGCACCAATCATATCGAGCGCGCCATAGTTCCTGACCCCTGTGTCTGTATACCCGTGATCTAGGAAATATGGAATTTTCCCTGTTTTCAGGGCCGAGAGCATTGATTCCAGCCCATCCGTCGAGAACTCATCCCCATCGCGATCGATAGAGGTCGAGCTGATTGGGACACGGATGAGGACCACCTCCGGGCCGGTCTCAACGAGCCGGGCCTTCCAGACCTTCACCTGCTCCGGGGCGGCGGCGAAGGACTTGCTTTTCATCGGCGTCATCGTTATATCAGATTGTTGTTGTCAGAGGTATTGGGTTCAGTCTGGTTCAATTCTGTCCACATAAGCGCTATACACACCATACTCTTAGCTCCGCGAGTAGATCGTCTCGATGCCGCCAGTCTCCTCTCCGGTCTCGGGATCAGTCTCCGACAGTACATCGGCGATCAACACCCGCCGGACCTCTTCCTCTCCCAAGAAGAGGATATATTCATCTTCCTGCACCTGCAGTCGGTCAGCGTCGATCTCCTCAACGCCAGCGGCCGTGTGGATACGCATAATCTGTTTTACAGTCATTGTTTCGCCTCAATTGGGTTGAACGCTACCCGTAGGAACGGGTGTCGTTCGGCGATCTGATAGTTCAGCCCGTAGGTGTCGGCGTGCTTCGCGTAGCCGACCCACGACGATATCGACGCCCGAACATCTCCCGTGAACGCCCCCGTCTCCATCTGACGGAGTCTCTGGTAGACCCGCCGGACGTTCCGTGCCAGGGCTCGGTTGTGATCTCGATAGACCCGGTATCCGAGGTATTTGACGCCGCAGTCGGCCGGGGTCAGTACCTGTTTATCCGGATGGAGTCGAAGGCGGAGATTGTCGGCCAGGAACGCCTCAATCTCGTCACGCCATTCCCAGAGCTGCGCTTTGTTGTCATGCACGAGTGTGATGTCATCCATGTACCTGAGGTAATGCCCGATCCGGAGCTCGTGCTTCGCGAACATGTCCAATTCATGCAGGTAGATATTTGCGAAGCCCTGTGACGTCAGGTTCCCGAGCGGGATACCCACTCCGGGCGAATCCTCGTAACTCTCGACGATCTGCCAGATCAGATGCATCATCTTCCGATCCCGGATCCGTTTCGCAAGGAGGCCGAGGAGAACCTCGTGGTCGATGCTTGCGAAGTACGATTTTACATCCAGCTGCAGCACGTAGCCCGTGCCCTTGGGGTACCGGCGCATGAACTGTTGTAGTCGGTCCACGGCGATGTGGGTGCCCCGGGTGGCTAGGCAGGCGTACGTATCATAGATGAACATCGGTTCCCAGAGAGGGAGTAACACATCAGAGACAACCCGGTGCACGATTCTGTCGCGAAACGGTGGCGCATTAATGAGCCTCCGTTTCGGATCGGCAACGAAAAACCGCGAATACTGTCCGGGGTGCCATCGCTCATTTACCAGGTCATCGCGAATTGAGAACAGGTTCGATTCGAGATCATGCTCGAACTCGATCGCGTACTCCTTCTCGCGCTTTCCCGCCCGACAGCGTTGGTATGCCCTATAGAGAGCCTGGAACGTGCAGATCTTCGGGTAGAGGTCGGTGTGGGTCTTCATGGAGTTTTTATGATGGTTTATGGACGGGGGGGGTTCGGTTGTCAC